TACCCCTTGAACGTTACTAATGGATAGTAATATCCTTTTATTGTTTTATCTTCTGACATTATTCCCCCTTTACAATTCCCTAAATATAAACTATGCTTTTCTCTACACAATTTTATATCGCTTAAACCCGGCGGCTCAAATTGTTTGAGTTGGTCGGGTTTATGTTTTAAGCGGCAACCACCTTTACATGTTGGTTTCTTGTTCCAATATTAAGCCGCTGGTTATCATTTTCAGCTACCCAACCTCCAACATATTCATAAGAAAACATAATCGTTGCTGTATCTTTGGACCATTTTCCGTTGTGGTATATTTTAACAAGATCCCCTTCAAATATACGAACGTCATTAACATCTTTTAGGCCTGTATATTGACCTATTGTTTTCTTATCAACCTCTATATATTCAGGAAGAGACTCTTGTATTACATCAACACCGCTTTGGAAACCATGTTCCATTGCTTCATATCTATCTGTGATATTTCTATCTTCAAGACCACAACCCATTCCTTGAGAGTGGTATTCTGGAGGCTCTGGATTGACGTCCTGATCTACCTCTAATATAAAATTTTTACCTGGTCCACTAATTAAAGACCCAAAAACCCATTCCCCATCATCAACACTTTTACCCCTGAATAATATTTCTCTCATTTTACTTATCCCTCCTAATTGTTTTCAACTATCCGATTTAGATAGCTTTAGGTGCTAACCCAGTTTCTTTACAGCGTGAAGTTCACTAATTTTATTATTTATTATTTTTATTCGTTCTTCAAGGCCGGCCCTTTGAGATGACAGCTCATCATAAACCCTTGAGGCTGCATCATATTCTGAAAAATCAACATCTTCTTTGTACTCGTAGCTTTTAAAAGATTTATAATATTGGGGGAATTCTGGAGGCTTAATACATTTTACTTTGAATTTTTTAGGGGTTTCTTTTTCGATAACCCCAACCTCAATACGTTTGTGAAAACTATTGTATTTATAAACTCTTCGCCCTTCCATTTTTAAGAATCCTCCTTTTTACTCTTCAAAATTTCCCTTGCAGCATCACCAGCCACAAGAATGATAAACTGATTTTTCTTAATGCCTTTTTCTTTAGCGGCATCAGTGACTAATTTGTCGATATCTTCTGATATGTCGTACACTTGCCATTTTACTGATTTTTCGTTCATATTTTAAACTCCTTTTTATACGACTATAAATCTAATAAAAATTAATGTCAACTAAAAAATGAACGTGGCCAGAATTATATATAATTCATAGATGAATAAAAAGAGTTGACAAACAAAACACGATTTAATATTATGAATTATCATTAATTATAAAGAGGTGACAAGATGCGTGGAGATGGTAAATATAAACCAGCAAACAAATATAAAAAAATAAGGCAAGAAAACAATCTAAGTTGTAAACAGTGGTCTGATTTATTTTCAGTTCCCATCGATACGGTTTTAGGGTGGGAGAATGGAACAATTAGGGTTGATTATTATGTTAAATTATTAATGACATTTAGCAGTAGAGAGTTACGGAATGCCATTGTTAAGGCTAAGAAATTAGAGCTAATAGATAGATATTGAATTATCATTAATTTAAAGGAGGAAAGAAGATGTCAGAAAAAGATTCAAAACGTACCTTTATAAAAATATATAAAGAAATGTCATATAGCGATCGAGAAACGACATTAGAATATATTAAAAACGCCCACTGCGATGGTTTTTACTCATACGGGACTCCTTGCGCTTCGGATAATTCAGATGAAGAGGCGTGGGAAGAGTTCATGGCGGGAGAAGAATTATAATTAAATTTAAACCTATAGAAAAGGATAGATAAATGGAATTTACAGAAGGTGAATGGAAGAAAAGTAAAACTACATGTTATGGAAACAAAGGCTATAACATTACATTTGGAGATGAGGAACACATCGTTGATTTTGTGTATTTAGAAGCCGATGCTAATTTAATAGTAGCTTCGAAAGATTTACACGACATAGTTTTTGATCTTGTAAATAATAACAGCACTCAAACCGATTTAGACATGCTTATAGAATCTGCCAAAAAGGCGCTTAATAAGGCTGACGGTAATATTTAAACCTATAGATAGAACAAACCAATAAGGAGGGAAAGATGGCTAAAATTAAAACAGAAGTTGAAATACCAATAGGGCCTTATGAAATTGCAGAGATTTTTATAAACATGGACGATCACGATCAGGCGCTTGTTTTAAATAAAATAGGAAAATTGTTTAAAAAGGCAGACTTCAACGCAGAAATGCAATGCTGCGCTATTTCAGACAAGATCACAAAATCCGGGAAAGATTTTCTATATACCATGGCTAATTTCGTGAAAGTTCAGAAATTTAAAGGACATGAGCCACATTTCGGCATGCTTATAAATACTTATCTTGGCGATTCATTAGACTCAAAATAAAGGGAACTGATAATGAGTGAAGAAAAATTGAACATTTGGAACAACTTAAAACAACCACCACCAGACGTATTAAAAGAGATTAAGGGTGGAAGGCTTAAGGGAATGACAGACATAAGCCCACAATGGAGAATGCAAGCACTTACAGAGCAATTTGGGCCGTGTGGATTTGGTTGGAAATATAAGGTTACAAATAAATGGATGGAAAAAGGCTCTTTGGATCAGATGGTTGCTTTTGTTGACATCGATCTTTTTGTCAGTATTGACGGGAAATGGGGAGAGGCTATTCCAGGCACTGGTGGATCTGGTTTTATTACAAAAGAAAGTTCTGGCCTTTACACTTCCGATGAAGCTTATAAAATGGCAACCACTGACGCTCTTTCAGTTGCTATGAAAACTTTAGGTGTTGCCGCTGATGTTTACATGGGCCTTTGGGATGGTTCAAAATATAATAAGTCGGTGAATGAATCTAAAGAGGAATTTGTTTCCGATATGAAAAATGAATTCTTAAAACTAAATTCTCCAGAAGAGGTTAAGGAGTTTATTCAGTCTAAAGATTTTAGAAAAGGATCTGAGCAAAGAGAAGTATTGATTAAACTCGGGTCTGAAAGAGTGGAATCTCTCGAAGAGGTGATATAGTGGATATTATAAACTGTAGCCAAAATACGCCCGTGTGGGATCTCATAAGAGAACTACGCCTTACAGCATCAAAAGCCACCGCTATTGGTAATAATAAAAGTGGGCTTGTTACTCTTTGTAAGCGACTAGTACAAAAGCACAGCAGAATATCTCACGAACCAAAATTCGTGAGTAAGGATGTTGACAGGGGTAATACTTTGGAACCTCACGCCAGAATGGAATACATGTTAAAAACAAGTGAGAATGTTAAGCAGATAGGTTTTGTTGTCCATTCTAAACATGTTGGATGCTCCCCTGATGGTTTTGTGGGTGAAGATGGTCTTATTGAGATTAAGTGTCCAAACGATGATAATTATGGTGATATCTATCTGGATAGAAAAATAAAAAGTGATTACATCTGGCAGATGCAAATGCAGATGTTAGTTTGTGAGAAAAGTTGGTGTGATTACGTGGCATATAATCCAAACTATGAAGACGACCTTGTCATTATTAGACAATTCCCGATCAAAGAAAAATTTGATGCTCTTCTGGAAGGTTTTAAAATTGGAGAGAAATTAATATTGCAGTATCAAAAAGAGTGGGAAAACAAAACGTGTTATTCAAAATAAAACGCTTAAAAGGAACCCATGTCGAAACGAAAACACATTCTCTACGCAGAATCCAAAGATAATAAGTTTATTTGGGAAAAAACATTCGATATCAAAAACCTTCCCGGTAAACTAAAAGACCATGGACGGCTGAAGATCACTTTTGAAAAATGGAAACCTATGAAAAGCCTGAAACAATTAGGATATCTCCACGGGGGAGTATTTCCGTATATGGAAAAAGAGCTTTACAACGATACAGGCCTCGACCGTAAGGATTGGCGTAGAGAATGCAAGGAAAGATTCGGTTTATACGATTACGACAAAAGCGGAGTTTTTAAAAACTTTAAATCTCTCGCTGATTATTTAGAGCCTGAAATGGCGTTCTTTATTACTCAGATTATTAACTGGGTATTCGATTATTTTCAGGTTACAGTTCCAGGGCCTACGGTAATTGAGGAATATATATGAGCTATCCAAAAAACGGGAGTTGGATTTCCCCAAAATACAGAAAATACATATCAGAACAGCCTTGTTTGATGGGGTGTGGTACTGGGGAATTATCAGCGCCCCATCATGAGGACAACGACTTTTTTAACTCAGGTATGGGAACTAAACCACCAGACACTCAATGTTTACCACTTTGTAATGATTGCCACATTAATAAACGCCACAGAATGGGAGCTGAAGAATTTTGGGGTGATATCGATTATAAAAGAGAGATGGTTAATTTTTTAACGAGATATTTAATAGAAAGAAATATTAAATAAACACAGCCCTTGACTGTGTAAAAGGTAAATGTAATGATATTAACACCAAAAGAATTAATAGCAAAACGTGAAGAGTTCGACTTCACTCAAGAGCGAATGGCTGAGACTTTGGGAGTACATCCCAATAACTTACAAAAAATGGAATATGGCAAAACCCCAATTACACAAAGCGTAAGTAACCATGCAATGTGTTTAACACTCTTAAATGAGAATATGTTATTTAAGAAATATTTGAAAATAATTGGTGTGGATCTAAAGGAGAAAAAAGATGCCTAAAACAGAATACAATAATATTATGTTTGATTCAGAGGAAGAGGTAGAGGTTTATATGTGGCTTATCGAAGCACAAAAAGCCGGTATAGTATACGAATTTAAATATCAACCACCCTTTTATAATCTTATATCAAAAAAACTTTACACGTTCGAAAAACAGCTAATAACCAAAGTTAAAACAATCACAAAAACACTATTCCAGCCTCACATTTATACCTCAGATTATAGAGTTTGGTTTGAAAACGAACCGCCATTCAAGTATTATAAAAACATTGATAAATTCGATGACTTTGTTGAAATAGATGTAAAACCTGAGTTTAAAAATTACGGAGGTTCCAGGAGTTTTTCTATAAACAGAAAATTAGTTTATGATAAATTTGGTATTTACGTTCACGAGATCCAACCTAAAAAGCTTTTTGCTGAAACATGGAGACCAGCGCAGGCAGGATTAACAAAAGTACATAAAACCGTACAGAAGTCGTATCAGGACTTTTTAACGATTGATAGATATTTACAATTACAGGCCTTATAATGGAATCTCTAAAGATAATAGCAGAAAATATAAACTTTATAATGGCAGAACTATACATATTTATCGTTATTTTAGATAAGGCTACAATTTATATTGAAAGGAATTTTAAATGAAATTAAAAGAGCATTTAAAAACAGTTTCTAAAATGTGGAAGGATCTTGCAACCGGGAAGTTAAAATCTAAAAAGTTTAGTGTTGTACATTTAAGCTTGGCTCTCAAAAACCAAACAATACATATCACTTGTCCTTGGTGTAGTTACGTTATTAAAACCGACAAAAACGAGCTTATAAACGTGGGTAAATTATGTAAATGTGGCGCACTATTAACAGATCAAGGTAACGCATATAAAAAGGAGTAGTAGAATGAATAGTCTTTTAAAAATATGCTCCAACTGCGATGATTTTAAAGATGGAATATGCCAAATAAGATTTATTATTAAAAAAGATAAATCGAGAGATCTTATGCCTCGAAAACCAAAACAGAAAGCTTGCCCGGTTTTTATGTATAAAATAGAAACATCCAAATAGGAGATATAAAATGTTAAAAACGACCCAATATTCAGAGAGATATTTTAGATACCTTTGGGAAAAAGATCAAATATCATTCGCTGAACTTTCTCACTGTTATCCTTGCTGTATGGTAGCGACTAAAAAAGAGTGTTTAAGATGTCGTGCAAATCCTGACTGTAAGTTATTTGGACAAATTGAACCGTCAACGATAATAAACAGACACAAATCAAGGTTAGGTTTGGCGGTACTTATTAACGGTTACACTTGGGATGTTGTAGAAGATAAGTTTTGTGGTTTTTGGGATATTTTAGCAGAATATTTCACGGCATAATCAAAACCCGATCAAGAAACTTTTTAACAACTGGAGGAAGTATGAAAAGCAAAGTTTTTAATGAAGGTAAAAACAGTTTTAAAACAGGTAAAGACCCTTTGAATTATTCTCCATACCCGCTTGACGATCCAAGATATGTGGAATTTAAAAAAGGTTGGGATTCTGTTTATGTCCACCATGTAGAGATTAAAAACCCACCGAAACCGGGTTGGCCTTGTCACAGTGGAAAACCTTGTATTTGTGATAATAAATCTTGAAATAACTTCAATATAGTGCAATAATAAAACTGTCAGCTTGAGAACCTGGCATACAATCATTCCAGATATTATGAAGCTAATTTTAGCGGGATTTATAACTACTTATATCTGGAAGAGTAATTATAGATATTCTAGGGGAACTCAACCTCTACCCGCTAATTTTAGCTTTTTTATTGGAGGAAAATTAAATGTCGTATTCAAGAAAGAAAATAGACGGTACTGACTGGGAAGCATATTATAAATATTGCTTAAGATCAAAAAAATATATCACAGCTCTTAAGTTTAAACACAAAATACCAAGGAAATGGAAAAAGGTAATTCTTGGCGATAAGGTAAGTAAATCTAAATTAAGAAGACTCTTAAAGTCAGTTCAAATTGTTATAAACAACAAACCAAGTGAATCAAATGAGGTTCTCCCTTTTTATTTTTGTCCTGTTTGCGGGTCTACAAAGAGTTATATTGTTGATCATCACGTTGAGTATCCAGAGGTGTGGTATGAAGAATTTTGTCTTAGATGTGGGTTAAATATTGGTGGCGCTGATAATAGCGTTTATATGCATATTTTAGAAGATATAAACGAGTCTAAAGACTATAACCCGGAATATATATAATGCATCGGGGTTATATAGCATTATACAGAAAATTACAAGACCATCCTTTTTACAAAGAAAAGCGAGAATTTTCTAAATATGAAGCGTGGATTGATATTTTGTGGGAAGTTCAGCATTCTGAAGAATTAAAAGATGTTATTCTTGGTATGAAAATCTTAAAATGTGGCTATGGTGAATCTTTAAATTCATTAAAAACATGGGCGAATATGTGGAATTGGTCACCATCCAAGGTAAAAAGATATTTCAAACTCTTAGAAAACATGAACCAAATCACCATAAAAAGCGAAACGATAACGACACGGCTATCAGTGCTTAATTACAAGTTATACGACCCTAAGCGAAACGGAAACGATTCTAAAACGAAACGCAAGCGAAACGGTTCCGATTTTGATGTGGTGACAGACAAGAATGTTAATAATGTTAATAATGAAAAGAAGGTTAAAAAAATTCCCCCTGTTTTGGAAGATGTTAAAAAATATTGTGATGAAAGAAAAAACAATATTAATCCACAAACTTTTATTGATTTCTATCAATCTAAAAATTGGATGATTGGTAAAAATAAAATGAAGTGTTGGAAGTCTTCTGTAAGAACATGGGAAAAAAGAAATAACAACGGAAATCAGAAAACTGGCAATAATGAAAATAAAGGATCAGCATATAAGGAGTTTGGGACATGAAAAAGAAAATATGTGAGAGTAGTGGGTGCCTTCAAATTGCTGAATATTTAGATCCAATGGAAAATAATATTTGTTCTGATTGTGCTCAGTCTGGAGTTGAGACTGGAGAATTTACATGGGAAGAATGCGAGCCTGTAGATAATAAATGGAGCGACAGATAAATGATATCTGACCCTTTTTTAAATAAGGTCCCACCACAAAACATTGACGCTGAAGAGTCAATTCTGAGCGCTATGATGTTAGATAACGGTTGCCTGGAAGATGTTTTTTCAATAATTAAAAGTGAAGATTTTTATAAAAATTCCCATAAATCAATATTCTCAGCTATGTTTGATCTTTTCTCTAAAAATAAACCAATTGATTTGGTAACTATTGCCGAGTCCCTTGGTAAATCTGAAAAACTAGAAGAGATCGGAGGGGCCACATTTTTAGCCCAAATTGTCGATACGGTTCCAATGGCGGCTAATGTTATTCAATACTCAAATATAGTTAAAGAAAAAAGCATATTAAGAAGTCTTATCGTAAAATCAAACAATATAACTGAAATGTGTTTTAACGATAATCGAAAAACACTTGATATTGTGGATTATGCAGCAAGTGAGATAAATAACATTTCAGAGTCAACTTTTGATTCAGATACCATAAAAAGTGGATCCGAATTATCAAACTCTGTGCTTGATAGGCTAGAGAAAATATCTAAAATAGAAGGCGTTTCAGGGGTTCCTACTGGATTGTTTAAAATAGACGATGCAACAAGCGGTTTACAGCCAGCAAATTTAATAATATTAGCAGCTAGACCGAGTATGGGAAAAGAGCTAAGCGAAAATTCCCCTGTTTTTATGGAGGATGGAACAGAAAAAAAGATAAAAAACATTAAAATTGGGGATAGGGTGGCTTCTGTTGATATTAAATCTTCCGCAGTATCAGGCGTTTTCCCACAAGGAGTTAAGCCAATATATAAAGTCGAGTTTTCCGATGGAAGAATTGTGGAGGCTGGGTTAAATCACCAATGGTCTGTTAAATATAGAGACTGGGAAGAATATAGAGTATTAACAACCAAAGAATTAATAAATAAACTTAATAAAAAAAGATATAAAAAAAGGCTTTATATTCCAAGACATAAAGGTTTTTTTGGAAAAGATAAAAATATATTGGTGGATCCATATTTATTAGGAGTTCTTATAGGAGATGGGAGTTTGATAAAAACAGTTAAATTATCAACATCGCACTCTTTTATTCTTAATAAAATAAAACCTATGCTTCAAGGTTGTGATATTAGAAACGATAATGGGGTAGATTACAGGCTTTGCACAGATCGTGGGAAAGAAAATAAATTACTAACAAACTTAAAATCTCTTAAATTAATTGGTAAAAGATCATACGAGAAATTTATACCTTCACAATATCTATCAGCATCAAAAAAAACTAGAAATAAGCTATTACAGGGGCTTATAGATACTGACGGAACGATAGAAAAACTAGGAGGAATGTCTTATAGTACATCAAGTTTAGAGTTAAAGAATAATGTTATTAAATTAGCTCGGTCATTAGGTGCTTTTGTAAGATATTCCAGCAGGATCCCAACTTATAAATACAAAGGTGAAAAGAAAAAAGGGAGAAGATCTTATAATATATATATTAGTTGTCCAAATTATGGTGAATTTGTAACAATTCCTTTCAAAAAAAATAGAGTTGTTAAAAAACAAAGGTTAAAAAGGTCAACGTTTAAAACTATAGAATTTATAGGATACAAACAAGCTTATTGCATATCGGTAGACCACCCTAAAAGACTATATTTAACAAATGATTATGTGGTGACCCACAACACCGCAATGGCTTTAACTATCGCCAGAAATGCAGCTGAAATGGGAAAATCAGTTTTTATAAAAAGCTATGAGACAAAAGCCGAAATGTTAGCTCAAAGGGTTATTTGTGGAATCTCTGGTATTAATTCAGAAAAATTAAGGGATCCAAAAAAACTTGATGATAGAGAATGGAAAATTCTTAATTCAGCTTCAGATCAATATTCAAGATTAAAAATAAAAATAGATGATAATTTTAAAGATCAGGTTTCAAATATAAGAAGAAAAGCTTTAAAAATTAAAAAAGAGGATGGTTTAGATTTAATAATAATAGATCACCTAACAAGAATGCCACTACCGAAAGCTGATAGGCATGACTTAGCAATAGGAAAAGTAACGAGTGATTTAAGTCACCTTTCAAGTGATCTTAATGTACCTGTCCTTCTTTTAAGCCAGCTTAATAGAGAACTTGAAAAAAGGGACAATAAAAGGCCCAGACTTTCAGATCTTAAAAACTCTGGGAATATTGAGGAGGATGGAGATATTGTTGCATTTTTATATAGGGATTTTGTTTACAATGAGGGAGAAAAAGATTGTTTAGAGTATGATGAATTTATTTTAGCAAAAGATAGGGACGGAAGACTAGGAACAATTAAAATTAAATTCCTTCCTGAAACAACAAGATTTGTTGATTATAACGGTTATTAATCGGAGGTAAAATGGAACACATAAGCAAGTGTATAAAAAAGAATATGGAAGAGTTGGAAAAGAAAAATAATGTTGTGTCGATCAATTCAAAAAAAGAAGAAAAGGAAAAAGAGAAACGAGAGAAGAAAATTAAAAAATTATGTGAGTATGCTGATTCACTAAAGTGGTAAAAATAAAACAAATAGAGGGGTAATTATGTTTGTAGTAAAAATAAATGATTATTGGCTTGCAGATTGGGAAGGTGATCCCGGAAGAACTCTTGTTTTAAATAATGCTAAAACGTTTAAAACTAATGAATCTGGTAAAAGAGCTCTAAAAAAAGCTACTAAACAAAATAAACATAGGGATTTGACAAGAGGTCAGGTTGTGCGGGTTTATTTAACAGAAAATAAACCTAAAAAAGAAACTCAATCTTGTGTTTGTGAAAAACCACTTTCTTATAATTGTTTTGAAAAATATTGCAGAAAGTGCGGTGGTATATTTCAAACAGCCAAAGAACCATATGAAACTATAAACGATCTTAACAAGGGAGAATTATAGATTATGGCTATTATCTGCAGTTCTTCCCAGTATAGATACAAAGGGTGGTATTTTGAAATTCATAACTATTGTGGCCCGCATCCGCTTAAAAAAGATGGGAATCCCAAAGCTTTAGTAGGGAAGAAATTTTATGAAATGTATGATGAGTTTTCTAAACTTTCAAAAAGCAAACAAAAAAAATATATGGTCCACCAGGGCGGCTGTCAAACAATTTAAAAATCGGAGGGGATAATGGACAAAACATATGAAGAAATAATGGGGAGTGATATGAATTTTAAAGTTAAAAATAAAGAGGTTAAAATCGATAAGGACGGTTGGTTTTGTGTTTGCCCTGACTGTGAAAAGAAACATCGGGTCGGTATGTCAGAACATATAAAAATGTTCATATGTAGCTTTTGTGGTAAGTCTATAGAGGTGATGAATGAAAACAGAAAAGTATTGTAGGAAATGTCGCAAGAAAAAACCTCTAACAGAATTCTATAAACACGGATCAACGAAAGATGGATATGTGAATCAGTGTAAAACATGTAAGAGAAAATATTCAAAAGGGTATAGGAAATTAATAATCAAAAACATTGTTGTTAAATATATAAAACCTGTACAAGTAAAAAACAGGTTAATTTTAGATGTTAATAATGCGCCAGTGATCACATTCTAAAATAACAGGGGTATAGAATGAAAAACTTTATCATACCAGACAACACTAAAATGGTACCGGCAAAAAAAATAATATCACTTGCTTTATCAGAGCTAATTAAAAATAAAGTCCTTGATAATTTATCAGTTTTAAAGATAAAATCATTGATAGATATTGTGGAAAAAGATTTTCCCGATACGGTTATTGTGAATATTAAAGAGGAAGTTTCGAGATGTTAAATCAGCACTATAAAGACTATGAAATAAAAAAGTTAATCGAAAAAAACGGCAATTTTGAACTTGTGAAGGCAGAATTGAAAGTAATTAAAACAGGAAAAACGAAAATCGGTTATCTTGTGGAAGATAGAACAGAGGAAAAAATGAAAGTTGAATTGTTTTTCAAGGAAGATAAAGCGAGAAGGTGTTTTGAAAAGAAAAACCCGGCTTGATTAGGCCGGGTTTGAATTATCTTTTATTTCTATATTGAGGGAATTTGACCCAAATATCACACCCTTTATCTATAAACGCTTTAAGTCTCTTAGACACAAAACTATCAAAAAAAGACTTATATTCAACACTCTCAAGGTATCTTAATTGTGTCCAATGATATGACCACCCATGTTTTAATGAGAACGAATTATTATTAAGCATTATCTCAAATTCCCTATTTTATTAATGTTTTCCTCAATAATATCCAAACTTTTATTTATAGCTTCAATCTCTTCAGGTTCAGGATCAATATAAACCTGAATGCAAGAAAGTTGCCTGGCAAGATCTTTTAGTTTTTGTTTAATATCCTCTGGCATTATCCCTCTCTTCTTTTATTTGTGTTTCGATTTTTCTCTCAACAACCTTGCTAATAAAAGGATAGATATCAGCATAATCAGTTACCCATACTGAGCATATAGAAACTGATTCAGTAACGCCATTTTCAGGTTCAGGGGCTTCATATTCAAAATCTATTGAAAGTGAGATTCCCATATAATTTATTATTTTCTTTTCCACTTAAAACCCTCCAAATAGTGTTATTCCCCAATAAATCCCATTAGATATAATAAGAAAATTGAGGGTGAATGAATAGAATATCATTTAATTTCCTCAAAGAAATCTTTAAGCTTTTTATACAAGTTAAGGGATGAACTCTCTAAATAATTACCGTCAAACCTGAAAGGGGATATAATAGAGCTTATAGAACCTTTAATAATTTCTAAGGCATCCCGTTTTAAAATCTCTTTTTGGTTCTGCTCTCTACGCCATTGCTCTAAATCATAAATAGCCTCATATATACCCACAAGTTCACCGCCAACTATACAGTGAAACTCTCCATTATTATGGCAGTCCATCGAATCATCCGTATAATAGCACTTTAAGCATGTTTCAGATTTTACTATTTTAAATTTCAAATCCCCTCCATAGCGTTATGCAATTTTGACATAACATTTATCTTCCGTAATATTCTGTAACATCAAATGTAAACGTTTTTGACATGTTGTAGTTAGTGGTGGCTATACAGCTTGATATTGTGTGCTGATAATTCTCTATTCCATACGGGCAAGATCTATCTGAATGTTGCAAAAGATACCTGTATGTTTTACCTTCAAACTTCTCATTAACCACAAATAGTTCATATTTTTTCTTGCAGTTCGGGCAAGTTGGCAATTTTCTTTTACTTCTGGATCTGGTTTTCTTTTCCATGTTACCACCTATTTCAAAAGGTTACTTTCTTCTAAAAGGAAAGAGTTTCCAAGGGTCGTTAGTCTCTTTCTTTCTCCTTTTTTACCATCAAGCATAAAACCACCATTTACGAGGATATGATAAAGTGTGTGACCTATCCAAAAAGCAGTTTTCCCATTAGCTTGATAATTCAGTTTTTTGGCAATAAGCCTGCGTTTTTCTTTTACTGATCCGTTTATTGCTTCACCGAAATTAGTTCCCTTGAAAAGATCGTTTATAAATTTGTCTGGTGCTTTCATAATGTCCTCCGATTTTAACCTTGATCTCTCAGGGTGTTTGTTTTATATATCTCTCAATTCTACAGAATGTTTATATTCAATATCGACCCACCAGTCTTGGAAACAATCGCAACAAACCCTATGCCCTTCTCCTATCAAGTTTTTATTGCCGAACCAAGGGCAACCACACTCTGGACAATGGGTTGCATTTTGGGCAAGATTACCCTCTCTTTGCATTCCATTTTTTAAGGCTTTTTCTTTCGTATAACCCCTTGCTTTAACCATTTCAATCTCCTGTATTAATTAAGCCCCTTTCGGGGCGGTTTGGTTTATCCCCATTGCTCTGCCATAGCATCGGCAATCCCCGGGTATGTTTTGGATCTTATTAATGCTCTGTTTTTTGATGGGCCTAATTTATTTTGACCTGAATCGGTTTGATTCCCCCACCGCTTGTACTTTTTACCGTTAATTTCAACTATTCTGGGGGGTATTTGTTCAGTTCTTCTCAATTCTGACAATCCCTTTAGCCAAAGTCCTGTTTTTTTAGAAGCATCATGCCCAAACCAATGTGGTTGAATGTATTGAGGTTTTGGTAAATTGGTAAAAGTGTTTATCATTCCCACTGGATTTTCTAAACATATCTTCCCAATATCCTGACCCCATATGTATTTTATAGAATCTATCGCCTCCATTGACTTTCTCATTCTTTCAGGGTCTTTAGTAGACCTAAACCAGCCAGAACCGCAAATGTAAGTACAAGGAGGAAAAGCAATTAACATGTCCCATTTTCCAGACTGGTGAAAGACTCTCCTTATATCATAGTTAAAATGCCATTCGGGATTATTTCCAGATGTCTCTAAAATATCACAACTATAAGCTTCATGCCCTTTATCCCTAAAAGCTTTTGTAACTACCTGACTCTCTTCATATGCTATTAATATTTTCATTTATATAAGCTCCTTTAGCTCTTTATCATCAGAAGAATAAACACCTGTTGTACTTTCCCAAACCCTACCGTTGAAACTCATTCTTGCAACTATTTTGCCCATGTGTGTTATATTTCCACCACACCAATTTCCACCACCTAAATCGTATTCACCAAGATAATCGCTCTGTATGTTCTGCGCCTCTTCAATTGTTTTAAAATCTATCAACATACATGGAGACATTTCTCTATCTGGATCTTGTCCAAAATCAGGGTTTCCGCATGATTTTAATTCTATTAAATATGTTTTTGGTTTTTCAGTTCCGTAATCATTCCCAACACAATCCGAATCCTTCAATATATTCAATCCGCTTTTAGTTGTGCTGATTATTTCTTTTCCGCTTGCTGTTCGTTCCATGAGTTTAATCTCCCAATAGTATTTAATCCCCCTTTCGGGGGAGTTGGTTTATCTTGTCGCTTTTGCGTATAAGCAAGCTATCCATCTTTTTTTCTCTTCACAGTCGTTTAAGTCTTTGCATTTTTCACAGTATTTTTCAGAACATTCTTTGTTTGTCATTTTCTTTATTTGTTTTGAGTTTGTCATTTCGTTTTCCTTTGTTTTGGTTTTTGTTAAGCTCTTAAATACTATCCTACAGTAACTTTAGAAACTTGTCAAGAACTATTTCAAAGAAAAGTGAAATAAATTAAAATAAAATTACCTTTTGATTTTCATATACACCGCAAACCCTTTCAACATCAGGGTATTTAGATTTATATTTTTCGTAAAATAAAGAACATATTTCTAAGTAATCACCTTGAGAAACGCATTTATCCTCTGCAAAGTTTTTAACTTCGTCCCTGAATATGGGAATAACCGTAACACCCAATGGAACTTTTGCGTTGTGTTTTTTTGGAGCGCCTGCACCTTTTCTTTTCCCGCCTCTACCCATGTTAATCAGTCTCCTTTTTATCACAAATACAAGATTTTCCTTCGTGGCAAGGCCAACTTAGTTTCGGGGGATCTTTAATCTCCACGTGATGAACATAAACAGAATCCCAGCCTTTTTTAAATTCAACATATCTCGGATCGTCAATAAGGTATTTAGAATAATTCAAAGGATCCTTACCCGCTCTGAATCTTTTAACACCTTCTTTAAATGCTTCGCTTTTCATATTTCCTCCTTAAAATTAGATTTATACAGATAGTAATATACGTTTAGATATATGTCAAGATGAAAATCATACCGTTATGCCAAATTAGGCATAACGCTAAATATAAACATTGACAATTTGATATTAAGGGTATACAATAAGAACATAAAATATAAACACTAAAAAGGAAACAGAATGGTTATTGGATTAGTTGAGGTAAAAAAGGATTGGATATTTTGTGATAGTTCTTTAGTAGCTCGTAAGTTTGGAACAAAACACATTTACGTAGTGAGGATTATTAAAAAACTAATAACCGATATCGGAGATTTAAGGGGGATTTCAAATCACCCTAAATTTGAGATTGAAAAAAGAAGTTACAGAGGAAATAATTACGAAGCTTATTTGATGGACAGGAGATTTTTTTCATTACTCTCTATGAGGTTCAAAGGTAAAAAGGCGCTTGAATGGCAAATTAAATTTAACGATGCTTTTTACCTTATGGAAACAAGATTGCTTCAAGGATCAAAAAACAAATCCGATATGGCTTGGATAGGTTTTAGGGATCAAGGAAAACTCACCAGAAAAAACGAAACGGACACTATAAAAAAGTTTGTTGAATACGCAACGGCACAGGGTAGTAAATCTGCTAAATTCTACTATAAACATATTACCAATGCATCATATAAAGCTCTTGGTTTAATGGCTCAATCTAAGCCAAAACTAAGAGAATCGATGAATATTATTGAGATTAGTGAATTGATGCTTGCTGAGAGATACGCCGAAGGACTTTTAAAAAAATATATGAAAACTGGCATGAAATACAAGGATATTTATAAGTTTGTCAGAGATGATTTAATAACCTTTTCCAATAACCTAAGGATTGAATAATGAACATATTCGAAATAATAGGATGGATAGCATTGAGTTTAAATGTTTGGGGTAATTTAGCCCTTGCTAAAAAGAGTAATTTTGGGTGGTTGATAAGGCTTGCTTGTAATGTTGCATGGGTGTTTTACTCTGTCTATTTTGAAGTGTGGCCACTTCTTGTTAATCATATTTTATTTGCTGGAATTAATATATATGGGTGGTTTGAATGGACTAAAAATATATATAAATGCTCTTGCGGTATTAAATATGAAAATCCTAAATATGGAACAAATTGTATTTGTGAAATGCCAATAAGAAAATAGTTTTAAATATACCAAGTAAGGAGGACAGAATGGATGTATTAGAAATATTTAAGAAAATACGCAAAATAATACCGTACAGCGTTCATGTTAATATCAGAAGTAACGTAAATGGAAAACATAGTGTGGTTATAGAAATAATAGAGCCTAATACTATGTTTAGCTTTTTATATTTTATAAGCATTAGAAAATATAAAAACCTTCCAGAGAAAAATAATTTTATTGCTATAATATGTGATGAGTTTATTCGTAAATATCAACACCGTGGATCAGGTAGCACTAATAAATTAAAATAATGAAATATAACTTTAACGGAAGGATAAGAAAATGCGACCACAAGACATAATAATAGGAACTTTTTACAGGTTAAGAAGTAGCCCTAATTATGGGTATGTAAAAGCTCTGGAAGTTATACCGCCGAAAACAGGAGTTAATACACATGGATATAAAATCGTAAAATGTGAACATTCCGTATGTAAAGGCAACTCTATATTTATTAGATATTTTAGGCCAGTTGATATGATTAAGGATAAGATAAAATAAATTTATCAGGGATAATTTAATAAAATGTCAAAAATCATAAACAGAAACTGGACAAGATTTGCTTTAATATCACTTATTAATAATTATGGTTGGGATGTTACAGAAAAGAAGCTTACTGGTTTTTGGGATATTGTGGCAGAGTATTTTACTGTTTAAAGAGGGAATAACAGGAGGGGCGATGAGTTCAGAATATAGTGTGTATATAGGAGAGGTTTTAATAATAAATAATAAACAGATTGAAACCCCAAAGATCATAGACTATTGTTTTAACTGCAACCAAGAAATATCATCTAAATATTGTCAAGATTGTGGGACAAAAGCACAATTCAAAAATATTATAGAAAAAATAGATATAAATATATATGAAATCCTTGAAAAAGCAGGGGTTAAAGAAGATGAATATCAAGTTATAAAAGCAGAATTTAAAATATATTTAATACCAAACAGTGGTAATAATGTATTTTTGGATAGCTACTCCACAGCCGATTTTAAAGAAATGGACAACACCCAAAAAGACTGGCTAAAAATATCTGAATATCTAAAGAAAACAGATATGGAATGGGAATTAAAAACAGGTATTTTAGGAGAGTGGGGATAACCGGAGAGCTTTGGTGATAAGGATTTATAATTAAAACTATGTGAATAACAGGAGGGATTATGACAATTAAAAAACTAAAAGAAATTGCAGGCCAGTGGAACGGTAAAAAGAATGATATAGAGAGGTGGTCGGCTTTAAAAGGGCTTGGTCTTTCTGGCTGTCTAACGTTAATACTCGACAATGACGCTACATATGTGGGCTTTAGGGATAAACACATCCCAAAAGGATTAGACCACGATGATTTGCCAGAATTAAACGGATTTAGTGATTTTATAGGGAACGACTACGGGCTTTTTGAAATGTTTTCAGCGTTCGGAATATTTGCAGAGGGTTGTTAAATGTATGGCGATAAAATAGAATCAAATGAAACTCTCGCAGGGTTACCCAGAAAATGCCCAGAGTGCAAAATAATAGCACATTACGAGGTTAAAGGCAGGAAATCAAAAGAGGTTGAATGCCCTTTGTGTGATTTTAAATTTACTGTTCAGAAATATAAAAGAGGGGAAAGGCCGAAATGAAAGCAACTATAATAAAAACATTACCAATGTTAGAAAATTGGATTAAAACATGTGATAAGTGCTGCTTTAAAAACAACAGAGGTTGTATAGAAACAGCCGAGGATATCACGGAGGTTAATTGTAATAAAGAAAAGGTGTATTTTATCAAAGAAAATATATAATTATTGTTAAAACAATCATATGTGATATAGTTCAGATTATTAATCTAATATAACGAACAGTGTAGTGAGTAGATGCGTAACTTAAAAGCAAGACAGCAGAGTTACAACGGGGATTCGTCCCAAATACGAAAACTACACCAATTTACATATCATTATTTACGTTTTAATCCTTGGAATTATACATAAGGTATGCCACTATAAAATATTATTCGGTAGAGCGAATATAATTATGTTATCTGTTTTTTTAACGATGCCTATCCGACGCTTGTAGCGTGCTCTACCCGGATGGGCATTTGCTGTTTATGTGGCTTGTGCCGAAATGGAAGCGGGAAAAATAAACCCATGGATACTATTTTTTATTACGCAGGTTCGAATCCTGTCAAGCTGCACATAAAAGGGATGATATGTCTATTGTAAATTCGAAAACCGACACCGACTATATGTATCCATTTAAAAATCTGATCAGGAAAAGGGTTCAACTCTTAAGCCAAGGCGGGTTTAATAAAAAAGAAATAAAGCAAAATACATATGATTATTTCTTGAATTTGCTCTTTATACACGGTGATAACAGTAAACCACCTAAAGGCTTTATGAAAATGGAGTTTGAACAGGATAAAATAAACAAAATAAAAAAATCAAATATACATTGGTTAGATAAGGTGTATCAAATATATAGGGTTAAATATGGATAAAACAAAACTATGTTATTTCTATAAAAAGCTGTGTATATATTGTATTGAAAATGTTTGTACTATTGGGAACACGACTCACCACACACAAAAGAGGTAGCTTATTGCCCACAAGAATCATTAAAACGATCTGAAGCTAATAGAAGGAAATGGGTGCAATGAAACGTAAGAAAATAAAAATACATTGGACATGCTCAGATAATACACACCATTCTCATAGGTTTAAGTTTACTGCTAATATTTGTGGGAAAATTCAACATCTAAAAGAAAAAATAAAGAATATAGAAAATGAGAATATTGTTTTTATGAATACTATATTCTTACAAAAAGGTGATTTTTTAAGAAGGAATGAAACCCCAAAGTTTAAAATATCTAGGTGGCTGCTCACAACTCTATTGGCTCCGTTTTTATTAGTTGCATTCCATTTAATATTTATTAAGCTTTCGATAAACAAAGGGTTTAATTATTCTTTCAAAAGAATAGCGCAAATGTTGATTTGCTTATATTTAGGGGTATCCGATAGGATTATTATTGAAAAGGTGAAATAGTGAATAAAATCTATAATAATATAGTCGAAAAACATACCTTAAGATATGGAGCGTCAGCGAATCATGTAGGAAATGTTATTAAGATAGTCTGCGAAGAATTCACCATAGAGCTTGAAAAAAGAGATAATCTTATGGATGATTTAATATCAAAAGTAGGTAGTACTCTTGAAACTAAAGATTTAGTAGATCTACTAAAAAAGGTGAGAGGGCTTAGAAATGAGTAAAGCCAAAAAGAAAAGAAAGCATAAAATGGAGAGAAGAAAAATGGAGCTTCTTCAAAAGGGTATATCTGAGGATATACCCTGGCACATTTTTCATATGTTTTTACCTGAAGGCTCGATTAATAAAAAATACTTTAATAAACCACTTCCATCAACTTTTGAATAGGTGAATACAATTTGTAATAAAAAGAAAGTCTCCATAGAATATATAAACTGGCTACTTGAAGAACGAGCTAAAATAAACAGCATGAATTTAAAAGATATTGAGTTCAGTGAGAACACTAAAGTTCTTGATATTGACCCTATGATTATAGAAGAATTTAATTATACAGGGCTTTGTAATATAGATTTTATTACAAGTGGATTTTATAAAGAATTTCCCCACAAAGCATATTTAAAGCCCGAAACAAAAGTGAGAGATCTATGCACGAAAGAAGACAAATAATGTGTAAATGCAACAAAGACAACCCAGATAAAAGCTGTGATAAGTGCAGAGGTGGAAGGCCTGTAAAATATTATCCTAAGATCATAGCTGAAATGATTAAATATTTTAATATATCTCCCGGGAAAGATGTAGAGGTTGAGAATTCAAAAGGTATTATGCAATCAGTTAGGCATGCCGCAGATTTCCCAACAAAATCAGGGTTCGCAATTAGTGTTGGGCTTGATAGATCTACCTTAAATCAATGGTCTAAAGAGGTTTTCCCAGAAGGGCACGAAAGCGAAGGAGATTTGAAATACCCAGAGTTTTCCCACGCCTATAAAAGTATAATTGATTATCAAAAACACATATTAATAACCAACGGACTTAAAGGAGGGTATCAAGCAAATTTTGCAATATTCACAGCTAAAAATGTTCTTGGTTGGAGAGACAATAAAGATATTAAACTCTCCGGGGATAAAGATAATCCATTACAACTAACCCAAATTTATATTCCTGACAATGGAAGAGATTAGACCACAAAAAGGCCCTCAAGAAAAATTCATGTCAACATCTGCTGACATCGCCTTATACGGTGGAGCTGCTGGCGGCGGAAAAAGTTTTGCCTCAATATTAGAGCCTCTCAGGCATGTAAATAATAAAAAGTTTGGTGCTGTAATATTTAGAAGAACGCTCCCCCAGGTAACTTCAGAGGGTGGATTATGGGATGAGGCCGAAAATATATACACCCCATTAAGAGCTGAGCCGAAACAAACCCCTAGGCTAGAATGGAAATTCCCCTCAGGATCAAGAGTAACGTTCGCGCACCTTCAGCATGAGAAAAACCTCAAAGACTGGCAAGGATCACAAATTCCTTTAATAATATTTGATGAACTTTGCCATTTTACCGAAAAACAGTTCTGGTATATGTTTAGTCGTAATAGGTCAATGTGTGGGATTAAGCCGTATATTAGAGCGACATGCAACCCTGACCCTGATTCATTTGTTTGTAAATTAATTGAATGGTGGATTGATCAGGACACTGGATATGCTATTAAGGAAAGATCAGGAGTCATAAGGTATTTTCTTCGAATATCTGGTGAAATTATATGGGGTAAAAATGAAGACGAATGCTTTAAAAATGCAAAGATAGATAAAGTAAAAAATAGTAAACTCCCCGTACATAAAAGAAAAACCCCAAAATCTTTTACATTTATAGCATCCAACCTTGAAGACAATAAAATATTAATGGAGAATGATCCAGGGTATGCGGCAAACCTTGACGCAATGCCTCTGGTAGATAGGGAAAGACTAAAAAAAGGTAACTGGAAAATTAAGCCAGCTTCAGGGCTATACTTTAAAAGAAGATATTTTGAAATTGTGGAAAATGGCAAACCTCCAGTTTCAAAAGCAAGGGGATGGGATTTAGCCGCAACCCCAAAAGAAGAAAATGAAAAAGCCGACTTCACAGCAGGAGTTCCGATATACAAAGGCGATGACGGATATTTTTATATCACTGGCCTTATCCATGAACAAATGTCACCCGCAAAAGTAGATGAGTCAATAGTGAATTGTGCATCAAGCGATGGCTTAGACTGTGTTGTCAGGCTCCCTCAAGATCCAGGGCAAGCAGGGAAAGCACAAATGGTTTATTATGCAAAGCTTTTACCAAGGCATATTCTTAGACACAGGTCAATGAGAGGGGACAAGGTAACAAGGGCGGGAGGGTTCTCTTCCGCTTGTGAAAATGGGCTTGTAAAACTCGTTAAGGGTCCATGGAATGATAAATTTTTAGACCACGCAGAGGCATTTCCACCAAAATCAGGATCACCGGACATTATAGATGCGGCCGTTGAGGCATATCATGAATTAACAAGCGAGGTCGGTTTTTTTAATACAGATATTTAAGGCCCATCATAACCTTTTCTCCATTCTGTATGGTCTTTGCTCAGTATCCCGCACTTATCACAGCTATAAAAACCAACGACACAAGGCTTTACGGATCGTTTGCATGCTTTACAAGCAAGATATTCATATTTTAATAAAGATGCGTTTCTAGTTATCATAAATAGGCCTTTTATTTAACCCCACATACCACAAAGTACAAAATATGCGGGGTTGTGATTTGAAAAATTGAGTTATGGGTTAGTTTCACATGTTTCAGAATCCATTAAAGTATATGGACCGCAAACACCAGTAGAAAACTCTGTTGCAGCTTCAAGGGCTATTATTATTCGGTCATATGGTTTTTTATTCACAGATGTAAAAAGGGAGCCTCTTGCATAATATTCACCACATCCAGTGGCCAGAAAATCGGTTTCACTTTCTGCAACTTGATAATCGCTATGTACTTCAAATAACCTTCCTTCTACACCAACAAGAAAGTTACCCCCACTCTCCTCACCATCTTTTTCTTTTGAGTATCCACCATCCTTTAGACACTTCCGCACGGCGTCAATAAAATCTGTACACATGTATTCATATAAATCTTTTTCAATAACCGGGAGTTCTAGTTTAAATCTAAGCAGCTGCCCCATTCTGAAACTTGTTGTAAAACCTATTAAGAAGAAACTTGACCTTTCGTTTTTAATTCCAAAAACTTTTGTATCTTTTCTCCTGTGTATATTAGACCCTGAAACTCCAGCAGAATCCCCGCCAATATAAACAACTCCATTATCTACTATTCCAATTATACAAGTCATTTAATTCCCCTCTGTAAACACTGTTTCAGTTGCCTCTAAACCTATTGGTGGTTGAGTTGACCCACCATAAACCCTAACCCAAATAAAACCATTTTCAGCAACGTGTTTTTTCTCTTCTTCATTAAGTTCCCATTTAGAAACAACCTGTTTTCCATCACGAAAACATGGTAAAGAAGAGCATTCTTCATCTGTCATGCTTTTTGGTTTTTGTAGGTCTGAATTTTGTTCTTTGAATTTAATTGGTTTCATTATTTACCTCTCCAAATTTAACAGATATTTTCCCATCATCACTAGACTTAGTAAATACTCCAGTGTAATAAGGAATTTCCTCACCTACAATAACTTTTCTAAATTCTGGGCTATATCCCATATAAGTATAGGAATGAATATCAAGTTGATCTATCCTTAAAGGAATAAAGCTATTGAAAAGAACTTTAACGGAATCATATTCAAGCAGAAAATCGGTGCTAATATTTATTTTCCCTAGTCTATCTTTCACGGTCCTACCTCCAAATATGATTCTTCTTTAACTTGGATTATCTCAATTCCAAGCATTTTTAACATATTATAAAAACAATCATCAGATTCAATAGAATCAACTTCTTTTAATCCGATGTAGATTTTAGATGGATACTCACGGAAACGCTTTTGGTATTTTCCAAGTTTATTTTTAATACAGTCCACAACTGTTTTAATCTCCTCAATAAACCCATTCTCTTTCAACCACAAAAGAGTTTTTTCATCCATCCAGTTTTCATTCTCAACAGTCCACTCAATTTCAGGATAAACACCGAATTTATGAGCGAGTAAATCAACTCCGTTAATGTGGAACCCAGAATCCATAAGAATTTTTACAGAAAGTTTTTTGAGCAGTTTGTGTTTTGTTTTGGGTGGTCCGGTTGTGACAGGTTGTCCGGTGTGAATATGTGGAAAATCTTTGTCGTGATTCCATAAAATCGATGTTTGTGGGAGTATATCTTTTTCAAATAAATCGAGGTATTCTGCATGTTCTTTCAGTACTTCCGCAAAACAGCCTTCTACCATTTCAAGAAACCCAACAGGCTTTTCAAACTTAAAAATATGCTCATCACAATTGATACTATATAAATTTTTAGGCATTAAACAGGTTGACCCTTCAGAAGTGCCGAAATGAGAATCAAAAATACAACCCTTGCATTCTTTTCCAAGGTGTAGAAATACCTCTTTATTTGTAGAGATAATTCCCGTATTAGATCTAATTGTTGGAACTCTTATAAACATTTCTTCTTTTTTCATATATTCTCCTTTAAATTAGGTAGCTTTAAGTTCCCTTGTTGGTCTTTTTTTATAATATTAAAAAGGCGTGTTGCTTGATCTCTATCTAATATTATCTTTGAATCTCTATTAGAAAGGTTTATGTATTTAAAATAACCGCCATATCCGACTGTTAAACTAACATTAACATCCTCGATTGTTGAGTCGTCTGTTTTGAGACTTACTGACATCATCTCCACCCTTTGGTTAAATAAAATATAAAATAAACAAGCCATATTATGGGGCCACCAACAATAGACATTATAATTAATTTCCTTTTAGGAAAGTGATTAAAAAATAAATCACAACGATAAAAAGCTCTATAGGCCAACCATAGTAAATATATTGAAGCTTGAAAGAAAAATATTCCTATTGTTGGTGATAAATATTCTGATTCCATAATCACTCCCACATGTGATAGTAGTCTTTGTATTCCATCCTAAATCTAGTTTCAGCAATTAGATACATTGATTTCCCTAACCAAGAAACTGAACCATAATCATCGTCTATCTCTTTATTTAATAAGTTACCAAACCAAACCAAAAGCGCTCTGATTTATTAAAAGTGAACCCCTCTCTTAAATCTCTCTCGATCCCAAGTCCGTTTGTTAGGTTTTTATACTCTTTCACAAGTTGTATTTCATCAACCTTGTTTAGTAATTTGAAAGATCTTTCATTGTTGACTGTAACCCGTATCTTTTTAGGTGGTGGAGGAGGTGCTCCAGGGTACATACCGCAGGGCTCACGCATTGAATAATAACATACTAAAATAAGTGCAATAGATATAATGGTTCCCATTATTATAAATACAGCAATTTCAAAATTATCCATATTTTACTCCCTCGGCCATGGCTTATCTGGTTCAATATGGCTTGAATCGTTATTGTAATTAAGCCCAACTTTCAAAGTATAATACAACCCAAGAAAGAATGACTTTATCCATTGTATGTTGAATCTGTTTTTCATTTAATCCCTTTCCCTTTAAGTACCTTTATAATAGAATCTGCACGCTTACCACTAATAACTCGACCATCTAAAAACTGAACATAGCATGTCTCTATATCTCCATGCCCACAGCAAGCATTCATAACCCCTGGTAACGTTTTTAAACAATCGTCGTGGCTTTCTTTTGTTGGATCATTCCCACAGTGTCCACATTCTCTATTTGCATAAGATTCTACGGTCTTTTTAGTATCTGAATAACGCCATGAATCTTTTTCAAAAACAATTTCATGGCCTCTCCATTTACTCATTTTCATTCTGTTTTAACCTTAAAAGTATAATCCACAAACCTCTCAACTATATTCCTGCTCATAGTCAGATTATTGCTAAACAGACACAGGAAAACACATATAGCTATTTTCCAATCAAGAAAACCCAACCATATTATCGCACCAAAACCCATTAAAACTTCACCGAACCAAAATTTAACATCAAACTTCTTCATTGCTTATCCTTTCGACTTTAAATAAAGAGTAGAGAATAAAAATACAACACCACTTATTAAGACTAAAAAACCAACAACATCATAAACACTAACAACAGGTGGTTCAATTGAAACCCTGTGCTCTATTTTTTCTCCTTCTTCTGTGTGGTATTTTTCTTCTTTAAAAATTAGATCGCTTTGGAAACAATAACATTCACCAAATATCTTCTCAAACAATCCAAACACCAAAAAAATAAGAGATAATCCACTTATAACAAATACGTAATTCATTTGATTAAATCCCCGCTAATTATTTCAACATCTTCACCATTATCTAAAACCAAAACTTTGTTTTCGGGGAATAATGAAGTTAGTTTTGTATGTATATTCGCAATAGATTCCAATGAGTGTGAATGTTTCGACCTATGTACTATCACATCGCCCTTTCCCATCTTTATCTTTTCTATGTTGACTATAGGCGTGTCTCCTATAAAGTCACAAAACTTCATAATTATATGAAATATAGTGTCGGTTTCGGTGTGTATATCATCAGGACTTCTGTTTCTGATATAAGAATAATCACATGCGTCCGGGTGCTTCTTGCCCAGAGCATCTTCATAATAAACATCTGTATTTTCCTTAAAGTATTCACAGAACTTTTCAAACAACGGTTTATTATCTGACATATTATCCAACCTCATCCCTATTATGTTTTCGCCAGAAATTCATAATCTCTTTAAAAAAACCAGCCTTCTGATATCCTTTTTTTTTAGCTATTTGTAAGAAAAATTCGTATTCTGGAGTACCTCTGAGATATTCGATTGTGACTGAAGTTCCTGCGCTCGGTCTGTGTGGCATTACTTAAACTCTCCTTTCGATTGTTTCTGTAATTCTTTTATTAAACCCTTAACTCTTAGCATGTATCCCCTCTATTTAAGAATAATAATTAAAATACACTGAAACTCAACGGTATCAATTTAAACCTCAAATGCATAACTGTATAAATACATTTATTATACACATACCAACACATACACGCAAGCTTAAATTCAGTTTATTCCTTGCAATACAACATGTTGATAAACTAAAATAACCCCTAACTATATAGGGTGGGCATGTTCAAATATATAAAATCTGTGTTCTCCAGAAAAGGGAATAGCGAAGATATTGAGACTAAAAACAATCTCATTCCTCTTGAACAAGGCTCATTCATGGAGTGGGCGCTCGGTCAAGGATCAGGTTTACCTGGCACAACTCAACTCTCTGCACAACGGGCCTTCGAATTCTACGATAAAACCAGCGCAATCTCCACCTCAGTTGATATGATAGCCGATGAAATAGAATTTATAAATCCAGTTATTGAAAAATCAGATGGAAGTTTTACAGATAAATCCCCAGTTTTAGAGCTGATAAATAACCCAAATTCCAACCAAACCAAAACCGAATTTATGGGGGCACTGTCCCGGTATGAAAACATAACGAATAATTTTTATATTTATGCCGGTGGGAACGTCAATCGAAAACCCCTTGAAATTTATGCAGTAAATCCACAAAATATTTCCATTACAGAAAATAGTATTAATTTCCCTGGAAACTTTAGGATAAATAATGGTTTGGGAATAGGAAGTTATAACGAATCTTTAACAAAATCAGGAACTCGTTTTTATGATGGACCATTAAGAGAACTTTATTATATGGCGGGCTTCTCAAGCTCCGTTAGTGAATCAATGGGAAAGTCTAAACTAGTAGCCATAGCACAGGAAATGAAGCAACAGATTTTAGGCGGCAAACATAATCTAAGCTTACTTGAAAAGGGCGGCAGATTATCGCTTGTAGCTTTCTTTGGTGACAAAGCAGACAATGAAACATTAAGAGCAAGAAAAACATATTTAGAGAATGCTTTCGCCGGTGCTGATAAAGCTGGAACAATCGCAGCAATGAACACAGACACCACAGAACTAAAAGAGTTCGGAACGACTAACAAAGATATGGACTACGCTACGCTTGATGGTATTTCAAAAATGGTGTGTTACAATAGATTTAAAATACCACTTCCTTTAGTTTCCATGGATGCAGCAACCTTCTCAAACATGGCAACGGCTGTTATTTCTCTATATGAAAGACCCGTACTTCCTCAATATCAAAAAATTTGCAACAACTTAACAAGATTTTTAATGCCTCGTTTCGGGATAGACCCTAAAAACGAGAGAATCACATACAATCCAGATGATATTCCGGCACTTCAAGAAAAAAGAATTGATATCTTAAAGAAGAAAAAAGACCTTGGAATAGAAACCACCAACGAATTAAGAAGGCAGCTACCTAATAGAGAAGCTTATACAGGTGATGGTGGAGATATTATTTTAGTTCCTGCGAGCGTTCAACCTCTTGATGATGTGGGGATTGAACTATGATAACTAAAATAGAACAACAAAATATCGAAATGAAAAATCAAGCTGAAGAAGATCTTCAATTAAAACTAGATCTTGAAAAAGCTTTTGTTATTGCCTTGGCTTCATTGTTCGCTCGGATCAGAAGAGAGTTTACAGTTACTTATGCAAGGACCGGAACAATTCCTAACGCTCTAAAATATGTTTCTTCTTTCACAGAGGTTTTTAAAAAACAATACGCCAGGGTTCAAAATAAATTTAAGGGGCGTGTGGTTGATAATATCGATCTTCTTGTTCAGGAAGAAATAGATTTATTATTAATTGAGTGGTCAGATCGAACAGCACCAAGACAGGCTGCAATAGTTTCAAATACAACTGGAAAGAATTTTAACCAAGCAGTGAGCGCAGCACAAAGAGACAGTTTGCAGCAAGGCGCATCTTTAAGCAACAGAACAATTGCTATAATTGCCTCAAATATTTTAAAGACTAAATTTAAGGCCAGAAAAGAAAGTATAGCTGTTTATGAAACACAGAACAGCTCAGAAGAAACAAAGTTTATTGAGGCTGATAAAGCTTTAAGAGAACCGAACAAGGAGCCTGAAAAAATATGGCAAACCGTTGGCGATAAATTTGTTAGAGAAACTCACAATAATGCAAACGGACAGAGAAAACCGATATCTCAACCATTTATAATTGGTGGGTTCCAAATGATGAGAGCAGGAGACAGCACAAGAGGTGCTCCACCTAGAGAATTCATGTTTTGACGGTGCAGTATTCAGTATCAAGCTGCCGTGTTAGCAGCATAGGAGATAAAAATGACAAAAACAATTAGCGAAAACGGAATTATAGGAACCTCGGCTGATTTTGGACTCGAAATAGCTAAAGGGAATATAAAAAACTATAGTTCCGAGTTTAAGTTTGCAAGAAACGAAGATATTACATCCACAGAACAAGTTATATGGGATGCTGGCGGGGACTATGTTTGGTTAGATACGGCAGAGAAAATGCTAATTACATCTTCGAGCGGACTTGATGTTTTTGACGGAACAGGTGCAAGGACAGGTGTTATCTTTGGATTAGATAATGACTACGAACAAATCTCTGAATTGTTCACATTTACCGGGGCAACTCCTGTTTTAACCGACAACTCATATTTGAGGGTACATAGAGTTCTTGTCCTTACAAGCGGTACAAATAGCGCTGTGACAGATGCAAATAAAGGAATTATCAATGTAAAAGGTGCTGTCTCAACCGCCGTAACATTCGCACAAATAAAAATAGGGCATGGGCAAACACTTATGTCTCCATACACCATACCAGCAGGTAAAACAGGATATATTACTGGGGCAAGCTTCTCCGCTGGAGAGGGAAAACAGTGTACATTTAGAGGTAAGATTAGAAATACACCTACAAGTGATGGTTCATTTTCAATAAAATATATACTAGATTTATTCGGAAGTGCATTTACAGCAAGCTTTACAGTTCCACTAAAAGTTCCAGAAAAAACAGACATGTGTTTTACAGGGCAAACTACCCAAACATCCATAGATGCCTCGGCAAGTTATGGCATAATACTCATAGATAATTAAGGGATTCAAAATGGGAAAAGAAATAAACACTAAAGAAACAAAATATCTTGAGGTTCCTTTTGAAGTTAAAGAAACTAAAGAAGATGAAAAGTTTTTTACCTTTGAGGGGTATGCAAGCACATTTGGGAATATTGATTTAGGAAACGAGGTTTGTGTTGCTGGATGTTTTGAGGAAACGATAAAAGATTTAAAAAGATCTGCAACACCTATAAAAGATACAAATATGAGCAGCTTAATTCCTTCACTATGGCAACATGACAGGCACGAGCCTATAGGTTCTTTTATATCACTTAAAGAAGACGCAAAAGGATTGTTTGTGGAAGGTATATTACCCAAAAAAGATACCCTCGTTTCTGGTAGGGTGATCCCTCAAATGGAAGTAGGTTCTATTAAAACAATGTCGATAGGTTACAGGGTACAAAAATATTTTTATAACACTGAAACAAATGTTTTGGACTTGTTAAAAGTGGCCTTGCGAGAAATAAGCCTTATTACCTTCCCCATGAACACGCTTGCAGCAATAACAGATATGAAAAGCTTTGAAAAAATAAAAGATCTCTCATTATTAACTGAAAGAGATTTCGAACAATTACTAAAAAGCGGAATAAGCATGAGTTCTAAAAATGCTAAAATAATAGCCACAGCATCTAAAAACTGTCTTCTTCGGGATGAACAAGACGATGACCGGGACGGTCACGATTGGGGCGAGGTTATGAGTGGATTAAACAATATAAAAACGGAGATACAAAATGCCTAAGTATACGGTAGAAGAGGTTATGGAAGCCGTAACCGCAGTAAGAGACGAGGTAAAAGCGTCCGGTTATGATAGTGCAAGGTTTAAAGAGGTTTCTGATCAAGTAGAAACTATCCTTAAAGAAAGCGAAGATGAAAGCCAGAAAAAAACTCTTGAAATTGCTGCAGGTACAAAAGCAAACGAAGAGATGAAAGAAAGAATGGATGTTCTTGAGCTTGAGCTGTCCAGGGCCCCACAGACTAAAAAAGAAATGAAAGAATCAGATGAATATAAATGCCTGAATCTTTTTACAAGGGGTGGATTCAATAATCCTGATATTGTGGGCCTTGATGGTAAGTCCATAGGAGATCTTGACACTAAGGCTCTTATGCGTATGGACACGTCAACCTCTGGTGGCTACTTGACTTCTACAGAGATGGACACAGAAATGGTTAAAACCATGACTGAGATATCTCCTATGAGATCTATTGCAAGAGTCCAGACTGTAGGTAAGAAAACTCTCCAAGTAGTGAAAAGAACCTCTATTCCGACCGCAAATTATGAAGGCGAAGCGGAAGAAGGCGAAGAGAGTGGAAGCGGGTACGGAGAGGAAACATTGACAGCTTTTAGGTTAACGACTGTGATACCTTTCACAATGGATCAGTTAATGGATTCCAATTGGGATTTAATGAACGAAATTAACGGTGATGTTTCTGAAGCGTATGCATTTAAGGAAGGAAATAGATTTGTCCTTGGAACCGGAGTAAAGCAACCTGAAGGTTTTAACACTAAAGCTGAACTACAGACAGACGCCCTTACTACGGAAACAGCGAGTGCGATTACAGCTAAAGATATGACCGATATGACTGGATTGCTCAAAGTTGGATATAATCCAATATATGGATTTAACAGACAAACTCTTGCATATTTAAGATCCCTTGAGGATGGAGCGGGTAACCCAATTTGGCAAGTAAATATGGCGGACTCTGCACCGAATACAATTAACGGTGAGCCTTATGTATTATTGCAGGATATGCCTGTAATCGCTGATGGCGCTTATCCAGTTGTTTACGCTGACTTTATGCGAGGTTACAGAATCATAGACAGAACTGGAATGACAATGATCCGGGATGACGTGACGCAGGCTGCTAAAGCCATCGTAAAATTAACATTCCACAAATGGAATACAGGTCAGGTTATTCTTGACGAAGCTTTTCAACTTTTAAAAATCAAAGCGGCAGCATAAGGAGCTCAATATGATACGCAATTTTGATATGCACCACGACGTTAAGCAGGTGATAGCTCTTGCTATAGCGGTTATTGACTCAGATACCACAACTGCAGGTATTATAATTGATACAGCCAAGTTCACAGCCCTTGAGTTTCTTTTAGTTTCAGGAACTATAACAGATGGAGCTTATGCTGTTTCTCTTCAACATGGGGACGATTCTGGTTTGTCAGATGCAGCCACAGTAGATGATGCCGAAATTCTTGGAGATGCTGATTTTGCTCTTGCGGATGACGACACAGCAAAAAGAATCGGTTATGTTGGGAAGAAAAGATATGTCAGGCTTTCAACTGTGTCTACTGCCACAACAGACGGTGGAACATTTGGAGCTATTGCATTACTTGGTAATCCAATGCATTCACCTGTAGCTGATTAAATTAAAGAGGGTGTAGAAGCCCTCTATTTTAAGGAGATGTTATGAAAGTAAAAGCTTTAAAGGATGGCGACTGGGCGTTGGGCGGTGTTGAAGTAATTTATTACAAAAAAGATGAAATTTTTGATGTCTCAGAAAAAGATTATGTTGACATGAAAAGTGCCGGAAGGGTTGAAGCTTACAAAGAACCCAAAAAAGTAGTTGAAAAAGCGAAAGACACAAAAAAAGAAGCAAAGAGTAAAAAATAAATGGAATCATACACCATAACAACATCCCCCTCCGGGTTACCCGTAGCGCTTAAAGAGGCGAAGGACTATCTACGGGTAACCTCAACCTATGAGGATGATGTTATCAGTGGTCTAATACAAGCCGCTGTTAACGATCTTGAAAAATATACAGGCCGGTGGTTTATGGTGCGTACTGCCCTTGGAGAATATGATTTCCTTGAGGTTAATAAATATGAATTTTTTCCATATGTAGAAATAAGAAAAAGCCCATTAAAAACTGTAAACTCTGTGAAGGTTGTACAGGATAGTATCGAAGTCGCAGTTGATGGAACTGAAACAAAAGATAACCCAATTGCTTATGCAAGGGAATTATTCACAGAAGGGTTACCAGATTACGACTCTAATATTCCAAGACCTTTAAAGATTTCTTTCAGCGCAGGGTATGGAACATCAGGAGCGATTACCAAATTCGAGGATAATGGCTCTGGTGGAACCAAAGTAACAAGTGTTGGGCATGATTTAGCCGAAAATAACAGCGCTTCTATTTCTGAAACCACCAACTACAACGGATCTTTTAATATTTTCAATGTAATCACAGATACTTTCGATATTAATAAAGAATTTATTGCAGATGATGCCACGGGCGTGTGGGTTTCTGGAGTTCCAGAAGATATTAAACTTGCTATTAAAAAACACGTTGCTTTCAATTATAAAAACAGAGGTCCGTGTGATAGTTCTGGGATCGATTTAATTAAAGAATCTATATCAGGTTACAGAATAGAACTTGGCCCAGTGGGGTGCCTGTAAATGGGAAATATAACTATAAAGTGTTTAGCTTGTGGAGAGCCAACGAGATGCTGGAGAGATAAATATAAGCAAAATAAATGTATGTGTATTGTTAATGGGTGTAGAGAGCAAGGCGTTGTTTATCCTTTTTCTAATCCTGCCCCTGAAAGTATTACTATAAGGATGGATCTATAATGGGTGATTGTGAATACATAAGAATCCCTAAAAAAAAGCTTTGCCCAGGATCTCTTGATAAACTTATCGATATCCAAAAAAGAGCCATGGGTGAAACTACTTTTGGGAACTCCGCTGCAACTGAAAACTTTACATTAATTAAGCAAGTTTGGGCGAGCCTTGTAACTCCAAATACAATTGGTGCAGGAGTTAGAAGATTTAATGGGGTTACTCTTAATAAAAGAACTACCCATATATGGTATATAAATTTTGATCCTGATTTAAAGAAGTTAGAAATATCTAAAACTTTTATACATTGGGATTCTGATCGGTTTGAGGTTCTTTCAGTTTTGAACGACAATGAAAACAACGAGTTTTTATTTATCGAATCTACAAATAAGGGTATTGACACAAAAGAAGGGTCGAAGGCGTAAAGTATGAAACCAACAACAGCACTAGTTTAAAATATGATCTCTATAAAAGTTGACCATAAAAACAAAGAGGTTCTTGCAACAATAACAAGGTCCGAAAAGATAACAAAATCTTCAATGCGGTCGGCGCTCCATGAGATTGGAACGGAAAACAGAAGAGAGTTAAAAAAGCAGATAAGAACAGGGAAAAGGACGGGCAGAACATACACAATCAAAGGCAAAAGACATATTGCCAGCGCGGTTGGTGAGGTTCCAAAAAGCGTAACGGGAAATCTTGCAAAGTCGGTTGATTATAGGGTTAGAAATTGGAACCTGATGGATTTTGGAGTTACAACTAATGCTGACTATATGAAATATTTAGAAGCAACAAGACCGGCAGTTAATAAAATTGCAGAAGAGAAACAAAGAGATACACAAAACACATTAATTAAATATTTAGAAAAAGCACTTAAAAAAGGCAAGCAATGACAACACCACATGACGTTAATTTACATCTTCAACAATACCTACCAAGGTTTACAGAATTGTTTACTAGTCTTTTGACTGTGGATTCTGCAAATGTTGAAGCAAGTAATGTGATTGTGGTTAACTCAACAGAGCATGGATTATCAACCGGTAACGTTCAATCTGTTTCGTCTGGATCGGTCAGAAACTCAGTTAATAATGTAACGATAGATAGCAATGGAGATGCAATATTAACAACTGATTACGACCACGACCTTATAACTCCACATCAATCTTTAGACCAAAAGACAATAGTTTTAACCGGGTTCTCCCCCATTGAATGGAATTATGAAGCTCAGATACTTGAAAACGTAAATAGCACCACTCTAAGAATATCTACACCAAATACTGTTGTCCCAACTTCTCTCGGATACTTCCCAGGAGAACGAAATATATTAGGACCACGAGAAATAACGGTGATTGATGCGGATAGTTTTAGTTATACCTTGAATTATGCAATACAAATTCCAGTTGGGCCGATCGATAATATGGAAATCGTGGGTTCATATAGAATGTATGTAACATCGAGTTTAGATCGAGCAGAAAAGCTATACACTCAGCAAAATAAAGGCAAGGCTGCCCTTTACGTGATGTTTAATAATGTCGACATATCAAAAGACAGGCACACCCAAACAGATATGAACGCCAACTTTACAAGTACAGACTTTCAACTTTACAACATAATGACCAATTTTGAAGTGCTTGTATTCCTTCCTACTGATGATGAAATAGCCTCTGAAGAAGCTGTCAATCTATGCTATGGGGAGATATTCAAATCAATGATACCTGTCTTTCAAGGTTATCAATTCAAAAATGATGAGAGCGCCATTGCTTACGTAACAACAACGTCAGGAAACGGGCCAGGGGGCGGAGAATATAACCCTGCTTATTATGTACATGTTTATAGTTGGCAATCTCCATCTGCCCTAACAATAGACAATGGATTCCCTGTGCAGATAGGTCCAATTAGCGTCCCATTCCAAGAAATGAAACAAGTTTTAGAAATTAACGGAGATCCAGAGGCGTTAATGAGTAGTGGTGGGAAATTGAGGGAATGAAAATAAAACCTTTAAAATGCTGCAATATCGGCACTTATGACCATACAGTTCCTATGCCAATTAAAGGGAAGGTTCAATATGTAGACTATTGTATATCTAGTATAGTTGCAGCCTTAAACGCAGCTAATATTATAACTGTAAATAGCTGTTGCGGGCATGGTGAAATGGAAGGAAGTATAATATTAGAAGATGGAAGAGAATTGACCGTTAAAAAGTTTAAAGAAAGTGACCATATAAATTAATAAGAGGTGATCATGGATAAAAGAAAGTTCGAAAATAAAATGTTTGTCAACACAAGGAAAGTTCCTCTCCATGGTTTGGGACCAGGGGGAGAAATTCCCATAGAAGTTGATAAAGAAGGAACGCCAATTGATCAAAAATGGCGTAGGCGATTGAAGGACGAAGATATTAAATTAAAAAAACCAGTAAAGAAAGCGGGGAAATAAATGGGTACTACTTCGAATCCCGGCGGTACGTTTATTCTCTTACCAGCTGGACAAGAACAAACTATAAAAGGCAGACGTGATTTAATTTGCGGTCAAACTGGTGTTTCCGGTGCAGCGGTTTCTGGAGAACTAAACGAAAACGTTCAGGACTTAACCGATGCACAGATCAGGGTTTTATTTGGTGCAGATTCTTACTTGACCAGTATAATCTTAAATTTTAGATCAGGAAATGACAGAAACTCACAACTTGACGTTATCGCAGTTGATGCGGCAGGCGGTGCAGTTTTCGGAACATCAACAATTCAAACAGCCGGAACAGCCACGGCAGATGGAACATTGACAATTGCTTTAGTGGATGAGATTTTTGAATATGATGTTGCTGTATCTTCTGGCGATCTTCATACAGCCGTAGCGGTAGCAATTAATGCGGGAGTTGCGACTCTAACTAATCCACTTTTTTCAAGTGCTGTTGTAACCGATACAGTAACATACACGGCCCTTGATGGTGGTACGCCTCCGAATAAATACGGCATTAGAGTAACCGGAAACGTTCCAGGTATCACAGCAATACCAACAGCCTGGACAGGTGGCTTAACAGATCCTACATTAACAACTATTCTTGATGCAATAACAGGGATTAGGTATAACGGTATCCTGTGGCCAGAGGCGTGGTATTCAGATATTGATATTCCTAAAGATCATCTTGACGACTTATTCAACGCTGTTAATGCTATTATGGATGGTGTTTGCTTTACAGGGAAAACAGAAACATTTGCAACAAGTAAAGCGGCAGCACTCACACAAAATAGTCAGTCATTAGTGCTTTGGGGTAATAATTTAAAAGCAGAAACTCTGGACAAGGGGCCTGCAATTTTACAACCTGCTGATTGGTCAGTCGCTTATTTTATGGGTGTAAGATCAAAAAGATTGACAGCCGGTTCGATTGTTGCCGGGGATATAACCTCAATTGCTCCGTTAGATGCAATAGGTAATATTGGAAACGGATCACTCCCATACTTCAATACACCACTAAAAGATGTTCCGATTACAAATCCAACGTTTCTTTTTGACCAGACAGAACAAACAGAGCTTATTGAATCTGGGTTTTCTACATTCGGCGTAAACGATGCTATTAACAACATGATTTCAGGGCAGATTGTAACAACATGGACAACTGATCCAGCCGGAAACCCGAATACAAGTTTTCTGTATTTGAACTATGTGGACACCGGTTCTTTGTGTCGTGAGTTTTTCTTCAATAATTACAAAGCTGATTTTGCACAAGCCAGGTTAGTAGAAGGTGATTTAGTAGCAAATAAATCTTTTGCAAATGCTGGATTCATCAAATCAAGTTTTATTGAATATTATAAATCTCTTGCAGATATTGGATTAACTCAAAAAGGTGTAGACCCTGAAACTGGCGTGGATGCAACAGCATTTTTTAGTAAAAATCTAACGATCACCGTTGATATGCAAGCTGGTACTGCAACGGCGTTTGGCCCGCTTCCGATAGTCACGCAACTACGTGGCTTGACGTATGCACTTAGTTTAAGTTTTTCAATTAATAGATAAGGAGTAGCGATATGTCAAGAAGAGTAATAAGTAATCCAAGTATTATTGTAAACAATGATACAATTGAATTTATCGGCGGCTCTCTTGTTTATGATGCTGGAGAGGGTGAAGTGAAGGTCAGGTCTGTCTCAACAGGTGGTGGAGGTTCTAACTCTATTCACGCAGTTGACACAGAGGGCAGGGTTGGAATGGTTAAATTTGATGTTCCTTTGACAAATGACCTTGACGGGAATATAGGAACGTGGAAAACAAGGGTCGGGTTAAACACTATTAAATTCACTGAGCAATTAGGAACAGAGTTTTTTAACAGATCTTTTACAGGTTTAAGTCTTGCTCCTAAAGTTGAGAGAAATGTTGGGCCTGATGGCGTGGTATCTCTTGATTTCCAGGGCGATCAAATGTCACCGGCTTAATTGAAAGGGAAAAATGGAAACAACAGAATATAAACTAAAAAGAAAATTGCAATACACTGGAGATAGTGGCTTTGTGGATGCTGAATTTATTGAGCTTCGAGAACCAAGCCACACCAACCCAGAGAATTATTACAAATTAAATGATATGCTTGCACAAGGCCAGATTGGAATGCAAAAGGCCTTTGTTGGTAGTATAGACCTTGAGGAAGCTAAAGAGCACGGTATTGTTGGTGAGCAAGAGAAACTGCACGAACAAGAGCCAATGACAGATGAAGAAATTGGAGAAGAAGCCGATTCAGCACAGCTAGGAATAGCGAACGCAGGATTGACGCATAAGTTTCAAAAAGTTTTCATGAAAATGGTTAAACTTTCCAAAGTTAAATGTGCTTTGGTCGATGGAGATGTTTTGCTTAATGAAACTATCATGTCTCAAATGCACCCAGATGACCAGTGTGGTTTAATATTCTGGTGGATCGCTTTTTTCGTGACCGCCTCGGACGAACGAAAGAAGAGATTATCCGAGGCAGCTACAGACTCGCTTTCTACAGTGACGGAGCTATAAACTACGAGAATGCGATGCAAAAAAGCATGTTTGAATTAAGCATTATTTATGATGAACATGAAAAAATTCAGAAGGCAATAGAAGCCAAAGCAGCTAAAAAGAAATAAGGGTTTAAATGGCATTTACGGTAAAATATACATACAAATTAATAGATAAATTTGTACGCCCTATTAAGGGTATTAGCAAAGCTGTTGCAAAGAACACTAAAAAGTTACGTGAAAATGCCAGGGCATCAATGAAATTCTCTAAAGCCTATCAAAAATCTAAGCAGTCATTGCAAGATTTTTACTCCTCAATAGGAGGTGCGGCTCTTGGGATAGCTGGACTAGGTGTTTTTTTGCTAGGGGCTGTTAAGTCGGCTTCTATGTTCGCTGATGCTATGAGCGATGTTGATAAAGTTATGGATCTAAAGCAGAAGGGACAATTCGGTAAGTTCAGGAAAGATATTCTCGCTATGTCTGTGCCACTCGCCACAATGCCTGAGGATCTTGCAAAAATGGCGTACCAAGGTGGAAAACTTGGCATTAAAGCTGGCAAAGGTATGACCGGGTTTTTAGAGGTTGTATCTAAAATCAAAGCAGGGTTTGACATGTCGGCAACTGAAGCTGGAACCTTAGTAGGGGATATAAAGGCAAAATTAGGTTTAGGTGTTGCAGGTATTAAAAAGCTAATGTCTCAAGTTAACTATTTAGCAGACAATACGAGTGCTGACGGCGCAAAAATGATTAATGTAATACAGAGGGTTTCTAGTGAGTTTTCATTGATGAAGTTTGATACTTTGGAAGTGGCCGCTTTTGCTGGTGCAGCATCACAAATAAAAGTTTCAGCAGAACTCGCAGCAACCGGATTGCAGATGGCATTTACTAAACTCCAACAAAGTCCTATATATCAACAACAATTTCAAAAAACTCCGGTTAAAACATTTATGACCCTTTTGAAGAGCCTCAGACAGATGGATGCTATTGCTAGAAATACAAAAATACAAAAGCTATTTGGTGTAGACGCTGGAAAGTTTATTATGGGTGCCGTTGACAAGATCGGGCTATTTGAAGAAGCGCTCACAAAGGTAAAAGATAAAAAAGCGCTAAAGTCTTTAGATAAGGAATTTGCAAACTTTCTAAAACGGTCAAGCACTGGATTTTTACAGTTAAAAATCAAGTTTACTAAAATATTTATTAAAATTGGTGATGTATTCCTAAGGTTCTTTGAGAGGAACAAGGCTGTAATTAACTCGGCTATCGATGGTGTTTCAGAATGGATAGAAGCTAATGGTAATATTATTCCCATTGTTTTAGGGATAATTGCGGTTGTAACTGTTTTAGGTGCTGCTGTGCTGGCCTTTGCTGCTATAATGGCCGTCCTTAATATAGCCATGGGTGTATTTGGAACTATTGTTATGATAGCTTTTTCACCAATAACACTGGCCATATTAACCATTATCGGGATTGCATATATTCTATATAAGATAATATCAGGGATTACAGGAAAATCCATTACTGGGATTGATAAAGCTGTAGCATCTGCTAAGAGATTGCAAGAATCTCAGAATAATATGCAAAATGTAGGCTTTGGGAAAGGGATCAATAATTCTTATAAAACTGAAATGATGAAGAAAAGTGATGTAAATATCAGTGGTGAGATAGGCGTTAAAGCTGATAAAGGCTCGCAAATCACAAGGAACAGGATAAATATAAATCAAGGCTCAAATTTTGCAGTAGATTTTGGGCACCATTAAGGATAATTATGGGATTAAGACAAAAACAATCAGATTTTGCTCACGCAATAGCGGTATTAATATTCCATATCCACAGTAAAGGATATGAAACGACCAAAGGGGACGCTTACGATACTGAAGGGTCTGAATGTCCTCATTGTGGCGGAAAGGTTCCAGGAAGGCACAAAAGAAATAGTTTTCACTATAAAAGATTGGCTGAAGATATAAACCTTTTCAAAGATGATGTATATCTTACAAGTACTGAAGATCACAGAGAGTTTGGAGAGTTCTGGAAATCTCTTGACCCGATGGCAACATGGGGCGGGGATTTTAAAAGGAAAGATGGTAATCATTATTCATGGGGAGAAAATTAATGGGTCTTTTAGACAATCCCGTTACAGATGTAATTAAGGGACTTTTCGGAATAGTAACTGATCCTATTAAAGAATGGTCAAAGAGAAAGACTGTCAAAGCTGAAGGTAAGATGGAAGTTGAAAAAATAAATGCTTTGGCTGAAGTTGCAAAATCAAATTATAATCTTGAGATGGCTAAGACAGGTCAAAAAATAGAAGCTGATTGGGATTTAAATGCACAAAACCAAGCCAAAAACAGCTGGAAAGATGAAGTTCTAATGGTGCTTTTATTTTTCCCAGTTGCCTCTCTGTTTATTTGCTCAATGTTCTACCCCGAAAAGGTAGAGGTTGTTATTTCTTCTGTAAAAGCTCTTGACGAGTTTCCTTTGTGGTATCAGATAATACTATGGGGAGTTGTGGCGTTTGTCTTTGGTTTAAGATGGTTAATTCAACCTCTTGTAAATAAAATGGGTAACCCATTTAAAAAAAAAGAAAATAAATAAGCTCCCGGAAGTATTAAAATGACAGTCAATATTTTATTTTGTAAAACGTGATTTATAAACATACAGTATGGTAGGGTTTGCGGAATTTCCGGAACTGCCCCTAAAACGAGACAATATTTAAATTAATATTGTCAAGGAAATAAATGGATCAGAGAGTTTTAAACATAACAGGCGCTTATTTCAAAGACATACCTTTTAGTGTAAGGGTAGAGGCTCAAGATCCAGCGGGCAGAAAACAAGTTTTCCACGAATACCCTAATTCTGATTCAAGGTTTATAGAGGATACCGGTAGCGTCCCAAAATCTTGGAATATTACAGCCTTTGTATCTGGGCCTTTTTGGCTTGATGCGGCTGATGATTTAGAAAGAGTTTTAAACGAGCCAGGGCTTGGAACTTTAATCCTTCCAACTATGGGAACATTCCAAAATGTAAAGCCGGGTCTTTATACAAGAGTTGGAGAAATGACAAAAGTTGGTGAGATAGATTTCGAGCTGGCTTTTGCTGTAAGTAGAAAAGAATCTGGACCAAACAGAGCACCAACAACAGTTCAAGACGTAAATGACAAGGGTTCAATATTTAGTGATCTTGCCGGCATAGACCTTGCTCAATTATGGGAGATCGGGAAAGATGCTATTACTCTCATAAACAGCGCTACTGATCTAAAAACACTAACAACAACAGCCTTTGAGCTACTTGCAACATATACAGACAGTCAAGCACTTTCAAAGGTTTTAAGAATCACAAACAGAATAATTGATAACCCAGGCAGTATAATACAATCTGCAGCACAGCTTTCAACAGTTCTTTTTGAATCTTCCGGGTCTGTGCCAGGATTATTTCAACAATATTCTTTAAGCCTTCCGAACGGCGAGGCGGCAGATGCGTGTATTGAATTAACCAACATGGGAACCGGAACGGAATTAATAAGCGATGGAGAGCCAGGGTCAAGTAGCCAAAACGATTTAATATATGACCCGAATATTCCACTTTGGGACGAAGATACCCAGCAAAGAATTATAAGAAACAGAAACAGATTATCTCTTGTCAATTCTTTTCGATTAGGGATGCTTTCAGTTGCATACAGACAGGCAGTTCTAAAAAATTACGACACAGCTTTACAAGTGCAGGAAATGAGAGCTAAATTAGAAGAGGCATATCAAAGATTGATTAATGTTTCCCTAAAAGATTCTAATTCTTTACAGGCTCAACCGGGCAACAAAAACGGGCTTTCAGACTTAAGAACTTCAACATTAGAAGTTTTGGCACAAAAAGAACAGAATGCAAGTAAGATAACCGAGTTAGTAAACCAACCTAATCGCAGCGCTTTTAACCTTTCATATCAACTGTATATGGAAGAGTTTAACGATCAAACAGAATTAGAAACAAGAACCTTAACTATAAGGTCTTTAAACCTTGAAAAAGGCTCAATGGATCTTAGGAAAAATGTGGAGGTTCTTCAAAGATGATTGAAAT